CCGCAAGGACTGGATGCAGACGTATGTGGACGGCTTAGAACTACTGGGGATGAAAATTGAAGAACGATCAGAACCATGGGAAGGTGCATGTGGCGTTTATCATCCGTTGTTATCTGAGGCTCTTGTCAAATTCCAAGCCGAGACGATTATGGAGACATTCCCAGCTGCGGGGCCAGTTAAAACTAAGATTATTGGTAAGGAAACACCTCAAAAGAAGGAATCTGCTGAACGTGTGCAAGACGATATGAACTATCAGCTCACCGAAGTCATGGTTGAGTACCGTCCAGAACACGAACGCATGGCATGGGGTCTAGGTTTATCAGGTAATGCGTTTAAGAAAGTCTACTTTGATCCTAGTCTGAATAGACAGGTAGCTGTATTTGTCCCAGCAGAAGATGTAGTAGTTCCTTATGGCGCATCTAACCTAGAAACAGCTAACCGTATGACCCATGTCATGCGCAAAACTAAGAATGAGCTGCGCCGCCTGATGGTTGCTGGCTTTTATAAAGATATCGAACTGCCAGAACCGCAGAATACGTTAGATGATGTAGAGAAAAAGATAGCCGAACGCATGGGTTTCCGTGCTACGTCGGACGATAGGTACAAACTGCTGGAGATGCAGGTATATCTAGACTTGCCTGGCTATGAAGATACAGACGAGAAGGGTAAAGAGACTGGTATAGGTCTTCCATACATTGTAACTATGGAAAAAACTTCTCAAGAGATTTTAGCTATCAGAAGGAATTGGCATCCTGAAGATGAAACGTGCCAAAAGAGGAACCACTTTGTTCACTACCCATACATACCAGGCTTTGGCTTCTATGCCTTTGGCCTTATCCATCTTATTGGTGCTTTTGCTAAGTCTGGTACTTCTATTATTAGGCAGCTTGTTGATGCTGGCACTTTATCGAACCTTCCTGGGGGTCTCAAGACTAAGGGAATGCGGGTCAAGGGAGATGACACTCCAATTTCTCCCGGCGAGTTCCGAGATGTGGACGTCGCGTCTGGCACCATTAGAGACAACATCCTCCCCCTCCCCTACAAAGAGCCAAGTCAAGTCCTCTTAGCGTTAATGAATCAGATTGTTGACGAAGGTCGGCGTTTTGCTGGCGCGGCAGACTTAAAAATTGCGGATATGTCTTCCAATTCACCAGTAGGTACAACACTGGCTATATTGGAGAGAACTCTCAAGGTAATGTCAGCAGTTCAAGCGCGTGTTCACTACGCGATGAAGCAAGAACTGAAGCTGCTGAAGGAAATCATTGCTGACTACACGCCGGAAGAGTACGACTACGATCCGGTTCAAGGTTCGCGCCGCGCTAAAAAGTCAGACTACGACCATGTGGATGTAATTCCAGTCTCAGATCCAAATGCGGCCACTATGGCGCAGAAGGTTGTCCAGTATCAGGCTGTTATGCAGATGGCGCAGGCCAATCCACAGATATATGACTTGGTAGAGCTAAACCGCCAGATGCTAGAAGTCTTAGGTATCAAGAACATTGGTAAGTTGGTGCCAAGCGCGGAAGACTTTAAGCCTAAAGACCCAGTGCAAGAGAACATGAACATCCTTAATGGCAAGCCTGTCAAGGCGTTCATCTATCAGGATCACCAAGCGCACATTCAAGTACACCAGTCAGCTATGCAAGATCCAAAGATTGCACAGATTGTCGGTCAAAACCCCAAAGCTCAGATGATTCAAGCGGCTGCTATGGCGCATATCAATGAGCATGTGGCGTTTGAGTATCGCAAACAGATAGAAGAGCAACTAGGTATTCCTTTGCCAGAGATGGACAAAGAGTTACCTAAAGATATGGAAGTAGAAATATCCCGAATGATGGCGTTGGCAGCACAAAAACTGTTGACTAAAGATCAGGCGGAAGCTTCACAAAAGCAGGCGCAACAAGCGGCTCAAGACCCGATTGTTCAAATGCAGCAGCAGGAGTTGATGTTAAAGCAGAAGGAAGTGGAGTTGAAAGAGAAGAAGCTTGCGATGGACGCTGCGGCAAAAGCAGACGAAATCGAGCTGGAGAGAGAACGTATCGAAGCCCAGAAGGAAATTGCTGGTATGCAGGTTGGCTCAAAAGTCGCTGCGGAGAAAGCAAGATTTGAGGGTGAGATGCAGATCAAAGGTCTGGAAATTGGTTCCAAAATAGCCAAAGACCGGATGGATATGGGTAACAAGAAAGGTAAATAATTATGGATAAGGCGTTTGAAATTCTCATTCAACAAGTGAGAGATAAGCGTCAGCAGATAGTCGAGGCCGTTTCAACCAACGCTGCCAAAGACTACTCTGATTACCAGAAACTTTGCGGCGAGATTCGGGGTCTCTCGATTGCAGAGGGTTTTATTCTTGACCTTGCAAAAACTATGGAGTTATCTGATGAGTGAAATCGCAATCGCCACCGAAGACGGCGAGGTATCAACTCTGCCACAAACAGCAGACGAGAAAGCGAAACAATTACCGGAACCAACTGGGTATCACATCCTAGTAGGACTGCCGGACAAAGAAGAAAAATTCGACAGCGGTTTGTTAAAAGCAGACCAAACCATGAATCACGAACAGATTCTGGCTACCGTATTTTTCGTAATCAAAATGGGGCCTGATTGCTACAAAGACGCAAAACGGTTTCCAAATGGCCCATGGTGTAAGGCTGGGGATTTTATTCTCGCCCGTCCTAACACTGGTACTCGCTTAAGGATTCATGGTCGTGAGTTCCGACTCATTAACGACGATGTTGTTGAAGCAGTTGTGGATGACCCTCGTGGTATATCCAGGGCTTAACAAAGGAGAAACACATGGCTACAAATAAAATGGAAATGGAAGACTTCAAGTTTCCAGATGAGAAGGAAGAAACATCTTCTTCTGCGGAAGAATTTGAAATAGAGATTGAGGACGATACTCCACCGGAGGATCGAGATCGGCAGCCTTTACCTCAAGATATAGTTGACGAGCTTGAAGATGATGAGCTTGAAGAATATAGCGAAGGTGTAAAGACTCGTCTAAAGCAGATGAAGAAAGTCTGGCATGACGAACGCCGCGAGAAAGAACAGGCATTACGGGAGCAGCAAGAAGCTGTTTCGTATGCCAAGCAGATGATGGAAGAGAACCGCACCTTAAAAGGACGGCTATCTACAGGTGAGCAGCACTTTATTGACACCTACAAATCTGCGGCAGAGATGGAGTTGGACAATGCTAAACGGGATTACAAAGACGCCTATGACATGGGTGACTCTGACCGTTTGCTGGATGCTCAGGAAAAGTTAAATCAGGCGCAGTTCAAAATTCAGAAAGCAAAAGAATTTGTTCCGTCTAGACAACCTGAAGAAAGTGATGTACAACCCGCAACTAATACAGTACCTCGCCCTGACCAACGAGCGATTGCGTGGCAAGAGCGCAATGAATGGTTCGGTAAGGATGAGGAAATGACTAGCTTGGCTCTGGGATTACATCAGAAGCTAGTTGCTCAATATGGGACGTCATATCCGTCTACAGATGAGTACTGGAAAAAGGTTGATGACACTATGCGTCGTCGATTCCCAGAGAATTTTGGGGAAAAAGGAGAGGAAGCAGCGCCACAAAAAACGCAGCGTTCCAAACCAAGCTCTGTCGTAGCTTCTGCTGATCGCAGCACACCCTCCAAAAAGGTGAAGCTGAAACAATCGGAAGTCCTAATTGCAAAAAAATTGGGAATAACACTTGAGCAGTACGTCAGAGAAATGAAGAAATTGGAGGCTACAAATGGCTGAGAATAGAACACCCCGAAACGTAGAAACGCGCGTCCAAGCGGAACGCCCTAAGCAGTGGAAACCCGCAGAGCTTCTGCCAGAACCAGATAAGCTCCCAGGATATGCGTATAGATGGATTCGTGTTGGGCTTCAAGGAAATGCTGATCCACGCAACTACTCTGCCAAACTCAGAGAAGGTTGGGAAGCAGTAAAGATTGAAGAACAACCAGCATTTCAACTGCTAGTCGATGAAACAAGTCGATATAAAGACTGTGTTGAAGTCGGCGGATTGTTGCTTTGTAAGACGCCACTTGAGTTTGTAGACCAGCGTAATAGTCACTTTCTCAAGCAATCTGCGGATCAGATTAAGGCTGTTGATAACAATCTAATGCGTCAAAACGACCCTCGTATGCCACTATTTAAAGAGTCAAAATCATCGACTACAAAAGGTAGTGGTTAGAAAATTTATTGGAGTTAAACATGGCATATCCAACTGTATCTAAGCCCTATGGGCTAAAGCCGGTCAATTTGATCGGCGGTCAGGTGTACGCCGGTTCCATTCGTCAACTGCGAATTGCAAGCGGCTATGCCGTAAGTATTTACAATGGCGATGTGGTAAAGCTTGCTGCTGACGGAACTATCCAAAAGGATACCGGCACTAGCACAGCAACACCGGTTGGCATTTTTGTTGGTTGTAGTTTTACAAATCCAACAACAAGTCAAAAAACTTTTGCTCAGTCTTATACTGCAAGCACAGCAGCCTCAGACATCGAAGCTTTTGTAGTAGATGATCCCGATGTTTTGTTTAAAGTAGCAACTGTTTCAACTGGTACAACTGTAGCTTTCTTTAGCTCAGAACTGGTTGGTTCAAATGCTGTTTTGGTACAGAACGCTGGTTCTAATACTTCTGGTGATTCTGCTGTTGGTATTTTTGGCGGTAACGTCGCAACTACAGCATCGTTCCCAATTCGTATTGTTGACTTTGTTCCTGATACTTCTAATGGCTCAAACGGTTTCTGCGAGTTTATTTGTAAGTTTAATGCACCGTTCATGGTGTCAACCTTCACTAGCCCCGGCAATACTGTGGCTACTGTTGTTACTGGCGGTCATTCGTATCTGAATCCGACAGGCATCTAAGGAGCTAAATCATGGCTATTTCACGCGCACAACTATTGAAAGAGCTGCTCCCTGGCCTGAACGCTTTGTTCGGTTTGGAGTATGCCCGTTACGGCGAAGAGCACAAAGAGATCTACGAAACAGAGACCTCCGAGCGTTCTTTTGAAGAAGAAACAAAATTGTCTGGCTTTAGCGCCGCCCCTGTGAAAAACGAGGGCAGTGCAATCAGTTACGACAATGCACAAGAAGCGTTTACTGCACGCTACAACCACGAAACTATTGCTCTAGGTTTCTCGCTGACCGAAGAGGCCATCGAAGATAACCTGTATGACAGCTTATCGGCTCGTTATACAAAGGGCTTGGCTCGTGCTATGGCGTACACAAAACAAGTCAAAGCTGCGGCAGTTTTGAACAATGGCTTTTCTTCCAGTTTTCCTGGCGGCGATGGCGTTGCTCTCTTCTCAACAGCACATCCATTAGTTTCTGGCGGCACTAACAGCAACACGCCAGCTACTGCATCTGATTTGAATGAGACTTCGTTAGAAAACGCAGTTATTCAAATTGCTGGATGGACAGATGAACGTGATCTGTTGATTGCTTCTAAGCCACGCAAGTTGATTGTTCCATCAGCTCTCCAGTTTGTTGCTACTCGTCTGTTAGAAACCAGCCTCCGTGTTGGCACTAACGACAACGATATCAACGCGTTGAAGAACAATGGTTCGATTCCTGAAGGCTACACAATCAACCACTATTTGACTGATACAAACGCATGGTTCCTAACCACGGATGTTCCTAACGGTATGAAGCACTTCATTCGTACACCGTTATCGAACTCTATGGATGGTGACTTTGATACAGGCAATGTGCGTTACAAGTCTCGTGAGCGTTACTCTTTTGGATTCAGTGATCCACTAGGTATGTTTGCGTCACCTGGCGCTTAATGTGGTGATAGAAAAAGGGGATGAAAGTCCCCTTTTTCCATAGTTTTATGCTATAAACTTACAAATTCCGGGATTTCCGGTATGGCAAACAGTCCCGGCTGACTACATGCAGATTGCCATTACCTAACTCGCATGTGAGGACAATCTAAATGCCTTTATCAACCACCCAAAGTATTTGGCGATCTGGCGGCGGCGACACGACCCGTCAAGCCTATTGCGGTTCGATGTTAATGACCGCTACTTTTTTCGATGCTAACGTAGCTACAACTAGTAACGCTGTAGTAGCTTCTGGTCTAACTTCGCAAGTCATTCTCCCAGCAAATGCTGTAGTAACGTCAGTCGTTATTACTACCCCTATTACATCTGGCACTATCAATGTTGGTTTTACAACCATTACTGGTGGTATCTCCAATGCTTCGTACTATGTTGCTGCTTTAGCCGCTACATCGGCGAAGACTATTACTCCTGGTGCTACTGGCGCAGGTGGTGGTATTGGTACTGTAGCTAATGCAACAGTTAATACAGTGTTGACAATTGAAAGCGCAAGTGCAGGAGTTGGCACAGTTGGCGGCTTTGTTACTTACTTTGTCACTGACTATTTGTTCGGTCAAGAGAACGTCTAATAGGGGGCCATTATGGCTATGCAAACAGACGTTAAGTCAACGCACCTAAATAGTTCGGGCGTAGTCTTTGAGGGACGGACTCGAATTAAAGGTATGGTGATCTGTGCTAATGCAAGTGTAATTGGAACAGTTATTTTAAAAGACGGGACTACCAACGTAGTGGAAGTAGATATCCCTTCTAACTCCAACCCTAACTCGTTTAATGTAGTTATTCCAGGCGAAGGCGTTTTATGTACAGCAAACGTCTTTGCAACTATGACTAACCTTGCAAGTATCACGGTGTTCTATGGCTAAGAAAACCCCATCCCTTGCTATTGGTCGCGGTGAAAAGCTACCTGTATCTAAAGGGGCGGGGCTTACTGCCAAAGGTCGTGCTAAGTACAACGCAGCCACTGGGTCTAATTTAAAGGCTCCACAGCCTGAAGGTGGCCCACGTAAGAAATCATTTTGCGCACGTATGTCTGGCGTGTCTGGCCCCATGAAAGATGAGAAGGGTAGACCTACTAGAAAAGCTGCCGCACTTAAAAGATGGAAGTGCTGATATGGTTGACGAAATTCAAACTGCCAGAGAACTAGCAACACACGCCAGTGATATAAAACACTTGCAAGATAATATGGATGCGATGAAAGAAGATATCAGCGCCATACGTATATCTTTGGAAGATATTAGTAAGAAATTAGCTTCCGCTGAAGGTGGGTGGAAAATGCTCATAGCCATAGGCAGTTTTGCTGGCGGCTTTGTCGGCGCAGTGCTAGGCTTTATTGGTGGCAAAGCTAACTAAAAGGATAGATTATGAAACGCAAAGTTAAAAAATACGCTAGTGGAGAAACGGTTACTTCTCGTGGCGGTGATACAAACATGCGCACAAGTAGCGATGAAGAGTTTGCTGAAGACAATAAATTTGGTGGGTACGGTCGCTACATGCCAAAGCCAAATAAACTTACTCGTGGAATTAAATCCAATGC